TGCCCCGGCGAATAAATTCATAGTTCGTGACAATCCACAGCAGCGGATCGCCGCGGCCCATCAACCATTGTTGCCGGCGTGCGTGGTAGTGCGTGACGGTGTTCGCAATCGTCGGCCAGCCGTGCGTCGCGAGTTGGCCAAGCTCGGGGTCGAGCCACACAGACTTCACACTCGCGGGCGCGACGATGAGCACCGTGTCGATCTTGTTTTGTTGATGGAGAACCGACGCCGCGTCGATGACCGACTTTGACTTCCCCATGCCCATTTCGTCGGTGAGGAACACATACGGCTCCGCGACGATCTTCTGGATTGCCGTGACTTGATGCGCCGTCGGCGGCATCGGACACGCGTCGAGATTCAATCGCGACCCCATCCCATCACCACCTTACCCTCGTCCGTTCGCATGGTGATCTTCCTGTAGCCGATCGTCTGCATAGCGCCGGTGATCGTGCGGTTCCCAGGCGTCGTGCGTCGGTCCATGGGCACTTGGAGATAGTTCCATATCTCCTCCGGCGTCAGCCTCACGCCCGACTCGCGTGTCGAATACTCCTCACTCAGGGCTTCGAGCCACGGGTGGCTAAACACGCGCGCTTCTTGCTGCAACGACGCCGCGCCCCAGAGACTCGGGTCGAGGCGGATCGGCTCCCCGGCGGCTTCTCGCGTGCACGCCTCGGCCCAGAGTTGATCCCGGTTCCTCTTCAGCCAGTCGATGTCGAACTCTGAAACGAGGAGCGGCCAGAATCGACGATTCTGGGTATCGCTCAAATATTGCGACGAGTTGGTGGTGCCGATGATCACGAACTGGCGAGGCTGCTCGACCGCCAGGCGCGCATAGGCGAGTCGGACCGGCCCGTCGACTTGGCGCGACAGCATTGACTTCAGATTCTCGTGCTCGGACGCGCGCATCCCCGACAGGTCACTGGCCTCGATCAGCCACTTCCCCGCCGTGCGTTCAATGAGATTCTTGCTGTCGGCGTTGAGTGGGAGGTCATCCGAAAACCAGACCGGATCGCGGCAGAGTGTGCGGATCGCGGTCGACTTGAGGAGCCCCTGGGTCGGCGATTCGAGCACGAGCATCTCGTCAAACTTACAGCCCGGTTCGCGCACCCGCCGCACGGCGGCGATCAGCACCAGCGCACTCACCGCGCGCGTATAGGGCGTGTTCGCGGCGTTCGCCGACGTGATGAGCCACTCGTCGAGCCGAGGGGTGCCGTCCCACGTCAACGTCTCGAAATACTGTAGAACCGGATGATAAGAATGCCGCCGCGCGACGGCTTTCAGGATGTCGAAGAACAGTTCTTTGCTCGGGCGAAAGAGTTCTTTCTGGTCGACATCGAGCCAGAGATCCGTCGCGTTGTCCTCCTCCAACATCCCCGCGGCGCCGTTGTGGGTCAGATACGGCTTCCGCGAAAACGTGTCGTAGGTCAACCCGACGCCCAACCGTTCGAGCGCCAGGGTGATGTTGGCGACGCTGCGCGCGTCAGGTATCCCGCGACTGTTGAGCACGTAGGCGCTCGTCGACGCCGGGGCCGCGCCCCACAGTTTCGTCAACGTCTCCGCCATGCCGCCGGTTGAGAGCTCCTTCAACCGTGTCGCGCCGGTATACGGTTCGTCGTCGTCCTCCGAGTGCGCGTACGTCGAGGACACTTCCCGCATCCGGTCGGGCAGTTTATCGTCCCGACTCCAGTGGCCGGCGGTCTGCACCAGGAGGATCGCTTCATCCTCCGACACACCACGTCGTCGGAGGGTGCCGGCGAGCGCCAGCGTCCAGTCGTGCCGACCGCCGGGCGGCGCATAGTGGCGAGCGATGACCGCCGCCGTCGCGCACAGTTTCACGCACCGAGTCAGGATGGCGGCGTCGACCTCTGCCGGACTTCCAAGGTCGGCTTCCCACGCGAGGCCCTCGCCGCTCGGGTGGATACTCGGCGGGGCCATGTCCTGATGATTCGAGCGGATCTCGATGAGCGTAGTTTTGTCGGCATCTTTATAGGCGATGGTCTTCGGAATCGTTGATTTATAAATCCGCTTGGAGCGGGGCTTTGATGGGCGTCCGTAGATCGAAGGCGTCGTCGGGAGGAAGTCGTCGGCGAAGGCCACGCACTCCGGCGAGTCGAGGTCGACGAACACGAGGCCGTCGACGCTGCGGAGGCCGATGTTGTCCCCGTCGCGGAAATCCTCGACGGTGAACTCCAGCCCGATCCAGCCGGCCTTCGTGACGCGCTTCGACTTCGGGGCGAGCGGGACGATCTTCCAGCCGTGGTCGAGGTAGGTTTTAGCAAATTGTTTAACGTGCATGCGTTCGGCTACAGACGAGACACAGGACGATCCCCGACGTACTCACCTCAAGCAGTCGGGGATCGTCGTTTGTGCAATGCGGACAGATCATTCTGGATCAACAACGACCGGCGTCGGGAGTGCGAGCTTCAGGCCGGAATACAGTTCGGCAAAATCTTCCGCCTGTGCCTCGGGCACGGTGCCAACTTCGGCATTGCGGAATCGCCACGACTGATAGTTCCCCTGGCTGCTAGTCTTCTGGACGCTGTTGACGGTGTAGCGCCCGAAAAAGATTGGAGCAGTTCGCATCCGAATCAAGCCGTTGAGACTTTTCGCCGCCTTGATCGCGGAGCGCGCGAGGGACATGGCAATCATTTCGTTGCTCTCGTGCAACCAGAGCACGTAGTCGTAAAACTTCGTCGCCTGGGGCGGTGAGCCATCGTCGCCAAACGCGAGGCGCGGGTCTGTCAGCGGGACGTTTGAATCGATGATCCCTCCGCCGTCACTCAGCGCCGCGAACTCCACGGCGCGGGGTGGATGTGCGACGAGCACCGAGAAGGTCAGTGGACCGCCGCCGTAGACTTTCCCCGATACGGTGTTCCAAAAATCACCGACGCCGAGGTTGTCGATGAAATCCGCGTGCTGTTTATTGACCTCGTTGCTGATGGCTTGCGCGAGTCCGAGGCGCGGCATCATCACATCGTCGGAGGTGATGTGCTCGGTCCCCAGTGGTGGAGCACTCGCGACAAGCGGCGCGGGGTGCGTCGTCGTGATCGCCGTCTGTTTTTTTTGTTTTGTAGGCATTCATCCTCCTTGCGTCGCAAAGTCATACAACCGGGTGGGTATCGCGACAAGATACCGCTCGGTTTCCGTTTCGTCCGGGTCCATGTTGGTCGCGTAGGGTGCGTTCTTTTGAAGACGTTTCAGGTCAGCGATGAAGCCCTGCCGATCCCCCTCGGTCGGGAACGTGAAGATTTCGCACTGCTCGACCTGCGTCCCTCCGTCGACGTGATGCACCCTGATCGTGTTTGGCATTATCCCCTCCCCTTTCGGACGACGACCGTCGTCTGCTTGAATGTTTCGATCCCGTCCGGCTCCGGCAATCCTTCCACGAGCCGGTCAGAGACAAGCGAATTGGTGGTTTGCCACGGCAGCGCCAGCGACTCTTCGTAACCGTTGTCGACGCACCACGCGCGGAACGCGCGCTTGTCCTCGACGCGCGCCCACGGTTTGACCTGCGTGCTGATAGTTTCGCCCGTGTCAAGCTTGATCCCCGTGACGCCGACGTGCTCAAACGCGTCGGCGAGATACTGCTCGATAGCGACGAGCCGGATATTTATTTCGGCTAGAGTTTCTTTCGCGTCATCTTTCTCGGCGCGAACCGCGAGGAGTTGGTGCGCCAGGTCGACTTGACTTGAAGCCTTGATCGCGTTTTTCGCTACATCTACCCGGTCTTGAAATCCGCTCGACTCTGGCTTTGGTGCAAACCTCGACGTAATGGCGGAGTATTTACCCACGTCTAAAAATCCTATCTGTTAATGGTGGGAACGGGTGAGGTGTGCAAATCATAATGGCCATCGTCTGGGCCGTATGTGGGGCAGCGTGCGTAACATCACCGCCGCCTGTGTCTGCAGTATATACTAAATTCAAACCCACGGCCAACCCTTCTATATGCTAAAATACACACGGAGGTTTTTCGCTTTATGTCTGGAGAAAATACGATCACTCTCACCCGCCGGGCGGAACCGACCGTGGCCGGCGATTGGGTCTTCCGTCGCGAGGACGTGAAGGCCAGCGTCTACATCAACAAGCGTATCTTTGTGCGCGACGCGGCACCCGCCACGATCACGATCACTGCTGATGATGATGTCTTTCGGCTCCCCGGCAACCTCGACCCCGAGGCCACGGCCCGCCGGATCGCCCTCCTCGAAGAGCGCGAAGCGAAGAAACGCGAGCGCGCGGAATCCGACCTGAGCGCCGCCGACGACCTGCGTGTGAAAGCTGAAATTCTCAACGCCGCCCTGGACCGCCTGGGGCAATGACCTCGCTTCCGTTCATCGAGTCATCGACCTGGGCGCCGACCGCGCCGCCGTCGCTCGATGGGATGTCGCAGGTCGCTATCGATCTCGAAACCACGGGCCTTCGCTGGTGGGACGGGGATCGGCCCATCGGGATCTCCGTCACGTCGCGCCGCGGGTCGCAGTATCTCCCCTTTGGTCATCGCGGCGGCGGCAACCTTGACGAAGCCGTCGTCAAGCGCTGGGCCGCGCGCGAGCTCAAGGGGAAGAACCTGATCGGACTGAACGTGAGGTTCGATTTGCATCACCTCCGCGAATGGGGGGTCGACCTTGAAGGCGTGAGCAGTGCGTCGGATGTCGCGCACTCTGCCGCGCTCCTCGACGATCACCGGACGCGATTTTCACTCGATAGCCTCGCGCAGGAGTATCTGGGGGAATCAAAAGTCGGGACGGATCTGGACGCGACCCGGATGGCCGACTACCACGCCGGCGAAGTCGCGCCGCGCGCCGAAGCTGACAGTCGCCAGGCGCTCGCGCTCCATCATGTCTTCACGCCGCAACTCATCGCCCAGGGACTCCAGCGCGTGAAAGCGCTCGAAGACGCCGTGATCTGGGTCGTGCTCGAAATGGAGAGGAACGGCTGCCCCCTCGACGAAGACATGCTGGCGCGCTGGCTGCATGACAGCGAGCAGGATTACCTCCGGCTGGTCTGGAACCTTTATCGCGACACGGATCTGAAAATCAATCCGCAGCGGCCCACCGACCTCGTGCACCTGTGCGAACACCTCAAGATCCCGATCCATCACACGCCAGACGGCCGGCCATCCTTCACCGACGCCGTACTGTCAGCCTACGCGCACCCCGTGATCGACCGCGTGCGCCGCGCGCGCAAACTTGCGTCACTCCGCTCAAAATCATTGATCAAGTATCAGAAGGCCGTGGGGTCGGACGGCATCCTCCGCTACGCCCTCCACCAACTCCGCGCCGATGGTGGCGGCACCGTCTCGGGGCGTTTTTCTTCGAGCGCCTTGACGCGCGGCGTCGGGGTCAATATCCAGCAAGTGCCGAGTGCTGATCTCGGCACGGACTATCCGATCCGCGCTTTGCATCGCCCGGCCTCGGGTCAGTGGCTGAGTGCCGACGCCGACCAGATCGAATACCGCCTGTTCGCTGACCGCGCGCAGAATCCGACGGTCCTCGCGGCGTATGACGCCGACCCCACGCTGAGTTTTCACCGGCTGATGTTTGACAGGCTGAAAACCCTGGATACGTCGCTCTCGTATCGCGACGTGAAAACCCTCAACTTCTGTCGGCTCTACGGCGGGGGCCGCGCGCAGATCGCGCAGATGCTCGGCCACATCACCGCCGCCGAGTTCGAGACACTCCGGCGCACGTCGTCGGGATCGGACCATCCCCTGCTCAGCGACACGGCCGCGATCATGGCGCTGTATAATGACGCGCTCCCTGAAGCCTCGCGGATGCTGGCCACCGCGTCCCACGACGCCGCCGCACACGGCTACGTCACGACCGCTCTCGGACGACGCGCGCGGCTGAAACCTGACGAAGGGTTCCGGGCATTGAACCGGATCATCCAGGGCACCGCCGCTGATCTCATGAAGATGAAACTCGTTGAGCTCCACGCCGCGCGGAAGGACACCGGGTTCGTGATGCGCTTCACCGTCCATGATTCCGTCGAGGGTGATTGCCCCGACGACGCCAGCCGGGACCACGTGCGGGACATCCTCAACACGCAGAGCCTCCCGCTCTCCGTCCCGATCAGCTGGACGGTCAACACCGGCACACACTGGGGGGACGTATGACCGAGGCCACCGTACGCCGCGACTTGATGCGGCAACTCCAGATCCAACTGCCCGCCGCGGTTGCGATCCGCTACGAAGATCGCTACACCAGAGGCCTCCCAGACCTGTCCGTGTCCTACAATGGCAAAACCTCGTTTTGGGAGATAAAATATGCCGACCCGCATTGCGTCACGTCTAAAGTGCAGCGCTACCTCTGCACACAACTCGACCACCAGGGCTTCCAATGCCGCTATCTCATCTTCCAGCGCGGCATCGCACGCCCCCTCAACCCGCGCCCGCGGCAGATTCGTGTCGTCAAGCCCGAGCACTTCGATCAGTGGGAACGCCTCGGGCTGGTGCTTAGCCAGGGGCGCTTCGATTACTCGAGCTTCGGCTGTCACCTTCTCACGGTGCATCGATGACCGGCACCATCATCCGCATCGTGTTAGATCATGGATACCTCTTCATACGAGGCGACGAGGACGGTATCTCGCGGTTCGGGCACGCACGCGCCTTCGTCGACCCGCTGGCCTTTGACATAGCGCGAGAAGGTCAGGCCGTGCGCTACACGCCCATCACCGATAGCGATGGGAAAGCCGGCGGCGCGCGGGCCGTGGATATCGTGCTGCTCCCCGCAGGCTACGCCGTGGAGAAGTTGTAATATTACACATAGGAAAAACGCCAATGATTATGGGGTTGTAATTTGTAATAGTAAAAATGCCTACACTTAGTTATTTGCTGGTAGGCTGCAATGTTGGAGTGTTATACCTACTATTACTCCTATTACAAGTACTACAAGTAGTAAAAGAGTAATGAAAATAGGGGTTTAAAAGGTCAACCTCGTGATTACAGAAAGGATTACAACGTATTACATCAATGAAACCAGTGGGTTCCTCGATTATTTCCCTTCCTCGGCGGTTCTTATGGCCGAGCCTCAATACCGCCCTGACATGCTCACCCTGGCCAGCGGCAAACGTCCCGCGCTAGAGGATTTGGGGCGAAAGTAGGGCCAATAAGGACGAAACCAGGGACAGGAAAAAGCTAAACCCTTTAGAATCAGATACTAAGGTCGAATTAGTTGGTTAACATAATAAATTATTATTAGACCCTGGGGGCCGTGGGCCGCTCGTCGAAGGGGGGAATACCCCCCTAAAAACAGCGGGGTCCCCTGCACTGCCGCCCGCGTAAAATATCCCAAAAAATAAGGACCACCCTACAGGATAAAATTTTCTAAAATCTGAAACGTTAGGGCTAGAGACTATGGAAAGAATTTATATCCCTACCGTCGGACGTATCGACCGCCAGATAACGTATAACGCCCTACCACCCACCTTACAGGACCGTGTCACCTTTGTCGTCCAGGGGTGGGAACGGGATCAATATCCCTATAAGGCCGAGTATCTCATCCTACCCGAAACGATTACGCGGAAAAACCCAAAGGCTATCGCAGAAACGCGGAAAATCATTTACGAAACCGCGCACACGTCGAACTATGCTGTCCTCGACGATGACCTCATCTTCTATAGGAAGAACGCGAAATACTGGACCGGCGTCTCTAACATGGAAAAATCCGCTCGGTCCTGTTCTCATCAAGATATTCTCGACATGTTCCAGTTGTTCTCACGTTGGTTAGAGGAGGACGATTGTAGCGTCTGCGGATGTGGGCACATCGAAAACCCTCCAGCAAATAAACCTTACCGGAAACATACGTCCCTCGGCAGTGGCTTGTGGATTAACGGGCGCGATATTTATAGCGAATTAGTCACCCTTGACCTTACGCGGACTCGCATCGGTTCAGATAACATTTTCCTTTTGTCTCTTCTGTCACGGGGCTACGGAAACCGCGCCAGCACCGAATTTTGCTTCGGGAATAGGAGTGTGCGGGACCCGAAGCTCTCGTCCTCTATCTGGGACGCCCTCACTCAGGAGGAAGTCACAGAGGACCATGAAACGCTCGAACAGATGTTCCCCGGTATCTTTACCATCCTTCGACACCCTGACGGCTCACGGGTATCGGGCGGTTTCCGAAACTTCGGAAAGACTCGCATCTACTGGAGTCGGGCCTACAAACACAGGTTCTCGACGACCTCGAACAGTATAAAAACCAACACGCCTCAGACGAACGCCGCGGCGCGTGTTCAGCATCCTATCGAGACGGTCCCGGTCGCGAGTCTGAAGCCCCATCCGAAGAACTACCGGAAGCACCTCCCGGCGCAGTTAAAACACCTGTGCGAGAGTATTTCTCAGCATGGACTCTATCGGAACATTGTCGTCTCGAAGGATTCGACGATCTTGGCAGGGCATGGTGTTATCGAAGCGGTCAAGCAGCTCGGGTTCACCGAGGTTCAGGTGATCCGTTTAAATGTATCAGCCGAGAGTGAAATTGCTCTGAAGGTTTTAACGGGCGACAATGAAATCTCGAACCTCGCCGATGTCGACGAGCTCGCCCTCCTAAACCTTCTGCGGGATATCGAGGTTGGTGACGAGCTCCTCGGGACCGGGTTCGACGCCCAGGGACTCGACGCGCTCTTCCAGTCGTCGTCGCCGCGCGAGTTCGCCGAGGATGCCTGGGCCGGGATGCCCGAGTTTACGCAGGACGATCAAATGCCTCATCGCCAGATCATCGTCTCATTCAATTCTGCGGAGAACGTCGCGGCGTTCGAACGATTAACAAAGATGAACATTGGCCCGAAAACGAAATCGGTCTGGTTTCCACCGGAGGAAGACGTGTCTACAATTTCGCACGTCTATACGACACCGGATGCCGATAATTAAGCCTCGGTATCCTCTGTATATTGTCTCGCGTCATCGTGCCGAGACGCGCTATACCAGTAAAGCGCTTGAGTGGATGGGCGTCCCGTATCGTATTATTGTCGAGCAGGACGACTACAAGGCATATACCGCTGTCATCGATGCCGAGAAGGTGCTCATCCTCCCTACACGCTATCAAAAGAACTACGACGTGTGCGACGACTTAGGACGCACGAAGAGCACTGGACCTGGCGCCGCGCGTAATTTCGCCTGGGACCACGCCGCGGGTCTTGGCGCTGCACGTCACTGGGTGATGGACGACAACATTCGGGACTTCTGGCGTTTCAATCGCAATCGGTTCGCGAAGGTTTCAAGTAGCGCATTCTTCCAACCGATGGAGGATTTCTGTGACCGGTATGAGAATGTCGCGATGGCAGGCCCGCAATACTTTATGTTTGTCGAACGCCGCCAAGTATACAAACCCTTCGCCTTAAATACTCGTATCTACTCCTGCAATCTAATTCAGAATAATGTCCCGTATCGCTGGCGTGGACGCTATAACGAAGATACCGATCTCAGTCTGCGTATGCTGAAGGACGGCTGGTGCACCGTGCAGTTCAATGCGTTCCTCCAGTATAAGGTGGAAACTAGCCGGTTAAAGGGTGGAAATACTGAGGCGTTCTACAATAAAGAAGGCACGCTTCCAAAATCTGCGATGCAGGTGAAACTTCACCCTGATGTTTCACATATCGTCTATAAGTTCGGGCGCATCCATCATTCTGTTGACTATCGTCCCTACCGTAAGAACGTCCTACGGCGACGGTCATCTGTCGTTATAGACTCCGGCGTTAACGAATACGGGATGGTCTTACAGAAAACCTCTAAGGAGGCCTCTACATGATCGACCTCCTCCTCCGCGGCGCGTTACAAGTCGCCCCGGTCGCGGCCGGGACGGTCTTCATCAGCCGCGGCCAGTATCACTACGCGGCGGCGACCTCGTTTATCATCTCGTTCATGTGGTGGCTCAATGCCGGCACGTCGAGCGGGTATCGGTCGTGGGAATATGCGGCGGTCTATGCGTGCGGCGCGAGTCTCGGCGCGCTGCTCGGCATGTGGGCATCGCGGAGGCTGACGTGAGCTCGACGCCGATGGTCACGGTGCGAAAGAAGTCGACGGGAGTAGTCTTGAAAATCAACCTCGACGACCTGGACGAGACGATGGTGCCGGTGGTGCCAGATGTGACGCCGCGGGCGACGGTGCCGACAAAGCGCGACCTCGACCGCGCGATTAGTCGAGAGGTGTGTCATGGGTAATGGGGATCGAGAGGGGTCTCTACCCAGGACAGCGCAGATCCTCGACGCCATCCTCGACCGCGAGGGGTGGCCAGCGTATACGGAGCCGTCCGACGAGTATCCCGACCGTGGCGGGCCCACCAAAGGCGGGATCACTTTGGGGGCGTTGCGCGCTTATCGACAAGCGCCGTGCACGTCGGCGCAGTCGCTCCAGATCCTCGGAAAGGGGGAGGCGCGGGCCCTGCTCCGGCGGCGCTATGTGCAGGTCAGCGGTATCGACCAACTTGAGGGGCTACCGGTGTTCGAGCAGGTGGTAGATAATAGCGTCTTGAGCGGCCCGTATCAGAGTGTGTGCGATCTCCAGACGGCGCTCGGTGTGACCGTCGACGGGATCATTGGGCCGGAGACCCGCGGGGCAGTCGAGGCGCAGGCCGAGACGGTGGGGCGTCAGCTTGTCGCGGCGCGCGCGTTGCGTCTGGTGGCGTTTGTGCAGTCGCACCCGAAGCAATTGCTGTTCCTGCAAGGCTGGATGCGGCGGGTGTTGGGATTCCTTGACGTGGTGTGAGTCGGGCTGCCCGACGCTGCTGCTTTTTCTTCTCCGCGACAGCGCGCAGCCACTCGGGCTGGGGAAACGACCCCGATGGCCTCGTTTGCATCCAAGTTTCAACCTCAGCCTCGACCCAGCCGAGCGACCGGTGAGCGAGTTGTCGCGGCTCGGGAAAGTCCCCAGTCGCAATCCACCGTTTCAGCGTGTCTCGTGATTTCTGGAGGCGTCGCAACACCTCCCGTTCAGGAAGAAAGACAGTCACAGTCATATCAGTGTCATATTGAGAGAATCTAATTCAGTATGCAAGCTGTTTATTAATCGCCTAGTTATGTCACGAGGGAAGAGACATAAACACAGGGAGGTGTGATGGCGGAAGCGTTACGGTGCACGGCGAAGAGTAAGACCACGGGGCAGCAGTGTAAGAACCTCCCGATCACGGGCGGGACGGTCTGCGTGTCGCACGGCGGGAGTATTCCGGCGGTCAAGGCCGCCGCTCAGCGGAAGATGATCGCGCTCATTGACCCGGCGCTAGCGGTCCTCTACCGTGCCATGGTGGAGTGCGACGAGTGGCCGTCTCGGATACGCGCCGCGCTCGGGGTGCTCGACCGGGCCGGGATGGGCGTCGCGTCAACCCTGACACTCGATACTGAGAAAACGGATCTGTCACAGTTGAGTATGGCGGAGCTCCGGGACCGCGCGAAGGCGGTCACGGAGCGGTTCGCGGATCTCGACGAGCCGCCGCCAGAGCCGGCTGAAGACCCGACCGCGTTCGGGGAGGGGCCAGTGCATTAGGTCGGTCAATCGTCATCCTCTTCCTCACCCGAAAAATCTACAGTGATAGACATCACCCGCCCGTTTTTGATCTGAGCGGTCACCGGATACGACCCATCGCCGTAGCCCGTTCCCACGCAGACGCCCACACCGTCGAAAGTTTGAGTGATCGGTTCACCGGGCTTGGCGCTTTTGCGCGTCAAATCGAAAAACGACGACCAATCTCTGCCGGGATTATCCATCGCGCCATCCGGTAGCACGTAGCACGGATCCCCAATCCAGCAGCGGCCGGAATCGATATGAATGTGTCCAACAATTTTTTTCATTAGGACCTCTCCGAGAGATAAAAACCGATACAACCAATGATGAAGAGGGTCACGGCTGCGACGATGGCGACGGTGGCGTCAGGCATTTGCTGTCCTCCCACGGCTACTTATTGACGATGAGGGTCAGTCCAAAATCGTCCGCGATGCGCTCCAGCGTCGGCCGCAGAGCATTACGCGTCGCCGCTCCGGCCTCACCCCGAGCGACTAGACGATCCGACCCCGTTAGATCGATATACAGCGATCGATACCCCAGTCCCCCGTTCCATTTTTTTCCGCCGTTACTGGAGGTGGTCTCGATGTATATACGCCGTCCCTCCCAGATACGCACCGCGCGGACGCCAGCATAGGTGGGCAGCGTGTCGAGCATCTGTGCACTAGTTGTCTTTGCCATCGGGTATCTCCTCTTGAGTCTTAGCTAGTCAGCTACTGGATCGAAACAAAGTCTGCCCAGCATTCCCACCCAGGTTCGACCTTCTTCTGGCCGCGCTCGATTTCGTTGATTGCGTCTTTGGCTTCTCGCTGGGTCCGATATCCAGGGCCGCGTCGATCTTGGATGTTACTTCTGACCCCATCGCTATCGTAGGACTCGATCCGGTCGATATACCAGCGATCTAGGCGGTCATCTGTCGTCCCCGAATACGCTCCGCGACTTAGGGTGTAGCCCTTGTAGGTTTTTTCTGTCTTTGTCATTTGCATCCCCTCTAGAGTTACGATATCTGCATTAACCATACAAGTATTATACAGTGTTTCGAGTATATGTAAAGACTTTTTTTTGGCCTGTAGTTATTGACGCTGGTATAGGATCCGGCGATAATCCACTTATGTCCGATGCTGCGGCGCTGGCGGACATCGACGGCCTCTTGAGCCTTGAGGCCGAGCTCGGCCGGCGGAGTCTGCACGACTATCTCCGAGGCATGTGGCCGACCATCGAGCCGTCGACACCGTTCCAAGATAACTGGCATTTGGGAGCCATCTGCGAGCACGAGCAAGCGGTCCTTGACTACCAGATCCCGAAGCTCTGCATCTGCGTTTGCCCTCGGTCTGGGAAGTCGATCACGACCTCGGTCGCGTTTCCGACGTGGGCCTGGACGCGCGATCCCTCGGTGCGGTTCCTGTTCTCCAGTTACAGCTCCGACCTGTCGCTTGAGTTTGCGACGACCGCGCGCCGGGTGATCGACAGTCAGTGGTATCAATCACGGTGGGGCGTGAGTCTCGCTATCGACCAGTCGACGAAATCCTATTACTCGAACACCGCCGGCGGCTACCGGATCTCGACGAGCGTCGGAGGCAGCGCGACGGGAAAAGGTGGCGACGTGTTGGTCATCGACGACCCGCACAACCTCAAGCTGATTGCGAGCGACGTGGTGCGCGCGGCGGATCTGTCGTGGTTTACGAAGGTCTGGAGCAGCCGGCAGAATCATCCGCGCCACGGACGGCAAGTGGTCATCATGCAGCGTGGCCATGAAGATGATCTGGTGTCGCTCCTGCTCGACCAGGGCGACTGGACGTTCCTCAAACTGCCGACCGAATATATCCCGCGCCAGTGGACCTCACCCATCGGGTGGTCGGACCCGCGCACGACGGCGGGCGAACTCCTCCACCCGGCGCGCGTCGGACCGACAGAAGTGGAAACCATTAAGCGTGAGCTCGGGCCGGTCGATTATTCGTGCCAGCACGCGCAGGAACCACTGCCCGAGATTGGCGGCATGTTTGAAAGGGGCTGGTTCGAGATCATCCCGACACGCGACCCAGACCCGCTGATGCGTGTGCGGTTCTGGGATGCCGCTGGGAGTGAAACGGAACGATCTCCGTATACCGCCGGCGTGCTGATGGCCGAAACACGCGACGGGAAGTTCATTATCGAAGATGTGCGCCGCGCCCGGCTCACGGCGGCAAAGGTGGATCGCTGGATGCTCGACACGGCCCGCGAAGATGGCGTCGGCGTTGACATCGCCGAAGAGCAGGAGCCAGGCAGCGCGGGAAAGTCGGTGATCGCGTCTCACCGCACGCTCCTCGCCGGGTTTTCCTATACCGGCATCCCGGCCAGTGGTGATAAGGTAACCCGATGGAAACCGCTCGCCAGTCAAGCGCGCCCGGCGCTGAAAGAAGCGTTCGGAAAGGTGCAGCTCGTCGAGGGGGCGTGGAATAAAGAGTTCCTGGACGAAGTGGTCGCCAATAAACGTAGCAAGTTCAAGGACCAGCTCGACGCCGCCGCCGGCGCGCTGCATCAGCTCCGCGTGGCCCCGAAACCTGTGCGACAAGTCCGGGCGTGGTGGGGGTAGCTAGTGGCAGAACTCAAGGCGAAGGCGCGGAAGCGCTCCGCGACGATTGTGCAGAAAACGAACGGCGGGAAGCGCTACCGCTTCCCGATGCCGGACAAAGCGCACGCCCGCAACGCGCTCGCGCGACTCGGGCAAGCCAAGAACCTCACCGCGGCGGAGCGGAAAAAGATCCGCACGCGCGCGAATAAAATCCTGGAGAGATAACCGGTGCCAGTCAATACTCCGCGAACGGATTACGACGCCGCGGCGTCGATTTGGGAGCAGATGCGCGCGGTCTACAGTGGCCGCGCGGCGGTGATCAAAGCCGGCGAGAAATACACCCCGAAACTGCCGGCGGCGTCCCCGGCGGCGCAGGATGCCTATCTCAATCGCGGGAACTTCTACAACGCCCTCCGGCGCACCGTGACGGGCCTCGTCGGGGGTATTTACCAAAAAGCTCCGCGCTTCGATGTCCCGGCACGCGCTCGACCGTGGCTCGACGACATCACGCTCACCCATATTCCGATGGGGGCGTTCGCGCTCGAAGCTACCTCGGAAGTGTTACTGATGGCGAGGTTCGGCGTGCTCGTGGAAATGGCCAGCTCGACACCCTACGGCGAGACGCGCCCGTATCTCGTGAGCTTCACGGCGGAGAATATTATCAACTGGCGCACGTCCAATCTTGGCGGCGATGACGTGCTCACGCTCGTCGTGCTCCGCGAGACACCGACCGTCCTCGACGACAAAGACCCGTTCCAGGTCAAGCCTATCGAGCAGTATCGCGTCTTGAGTCTCGACGAAGACCTGCGCTACACCCAACAGCTCTGGCGGCGTCCTGACCAGTCGGGTGACTTCGCGCCCTACGGGGAGGCCGTGATCCCGCTCCGCCGTGGGGAGCCGCTGAACTTCATCCCGTTCACCTTTTTTGCGCCGTCTTACTGCACACCGGACATTAAAGATCCACCGCTCGTCGACTTGGCGAATATCTCGCTCGCGCACTGGCGGAACTCCTGCGACCACGAGCAAGGGCTGCACCTCGTCGCGCTCCCGACGCCCTACGTGTCCGGGATGAAAGGCGGCGGTGACGATTCAATCCTCCAGATCGGCCCCTCCACGGTCTGGATGCTCGACAAAGACGGCAAGGCCGGCATGGTCGAGTTCACGGGCGCGGGGATGAAGTCGCTCGAAACGGCCCTCGAACAGAAGCAGCACCAGATGGCGACGTTAGGGGCTAAGCTCCTCGAAGAGCAGCCGACGCTTGCGGCGG